TGGCGGCAGATGTCGGCGGAGGCGAGAACGGTGCCGCTACGCTCCCAGCGCAGCACCTCCTCGGTGCGCACGCCAAGCGACTCGCCCGAGCGGCAGGAGCCGAAGCACGCGAGGATGAACGCGGGCTCCAGGGAGTTGCCGCGCAGTGCGTCGAGGACGCCCAAGGCCTCGTCGAGGGTGTAGACGCGCTTTGAGCGCTCGCGGGTCTTGCGGGTGGGCATGGTGTACCTGACGCTGGCGGCGAATGGGTCGAGCGGCAGGCGGATGAAGGTCGAGACGCAGGCGTAGACCTTGCGCAGGGTGAGCAGGGCGGTATCTGCTGTGGCGGCGGGCAGTGTCAGCAGCCAGTCCTGCAGCTCGACGGCGCGCAGCTGGTCGACGGGCATTGCGCCCCAGCGGGGTCCGACGTAGTTTCTCCACGACCGCAGCACGAGGTCGCGGGTGTTGGGGGCGAGCGTCCCAGCCTCGACCTGTGCGGCCATCTTGGGGACGAGCCACGTCTCGTGGGCCTTGGCTATGGTGGGCACGGGGGCGTCGTCGGCGTGCTCGACGTGGATGCGGTCGAGTTCCGCGCACGCCTCGCGGTAGGTGCCGTACACGGTCTTGGTCTTGCGCCTGCGGCCCTGCGGCGTGTTCTGCATCCAGCGCAGGACGTACTTCTTGCCGCGCCTCATCTCGGTCACGGAGCCCCAGACGCGGCGGCGCTGCTTCTTTGTCATATAATCAGATCCGTTCAGATCGCGGGCTTATTCTCCGTTTCGCCCGGTTCTGACTCCGGCCCCGTCTCACGTTCCAAAGTGCAGGGGCCGTCTCCTTAGTCTCGGGGCCGCGGCATCAGCCTGCGGTCCCGAGATTTTTCGCTTTCATGGGCATCACCTCCCTAGATGTAGACGCATGGAATCTCGCCCTCGACGATCGATTTGAGCTTGAACGGGGCGGCCTTTTCTGTCTTAGTTCGGCCGCGGCCCCCAATCTCCACAACGTGTTCGGTTTACATTTCGCCGCGATGGGGCGACAATCTGATTAGCTCATCCACCGTGTGTGTGAAGGAGTCCTCTGGAGGCGCCCAAACAGCGCCTCCTGCTTTTAGAGCTAGCCCTTTGCTTACAGCTCAGGACGTGGCCAGCCTCGGAGCCGAAATCCGGGGCTTTTTCTTTAGGCGAGCGGGTGGAAAATGCCCCTCTCGCGCAACTTCTCGCTCGTCCGGTACTGTTCGGCGTCGGGCACGCTGTGGAACTCGACGGTCTTGTCGTAGTTCGCCTTGACGACCTCCTCGATCTCATCGAGCGACACACGGAAGAACTCCCTGCGCTGGTTGACTATGTTCACCTTCCTGTCCTCGAAGGCCCGGTGCAGCGCCGCTTCGAGCTTCGGGGCGTCATCGCAGAAGATGAGCGCGTGCACGTCGAAATTGAACGGGACGGACGCGTCTCCGAGCTCGCGGATGCGGTCCATCGGCTCAAGGCGCCTCGTCATCCCGATCTTGTAGACGCCCTCACCGAATGAGCCGATGTTGGAGATTACGTATACGAAGCCTGCCTTCTGGTTCGCCTCTCGGTAATCGACATCCGACACTGCCCTGTCCACGTCGTCGAGCTTCGCCTTGAGCTCCGCGGCCTTCTCCTCGAGATCGGCGCGCTCGTCGTCGCCGGCATCCTTCAGGCGTGCCGAGACGTCCTTGTACGCCTTGAGGTACTGGGAGCGCTCCTTCTCGAGCTTCTTGCGTTCGGCCGCTATCTCGCGCTCGAGCTTCCGGGCCTCGCGCTCCTGCTCGCGGGCCTCGCGCAGCGCCTCCTTCTCCTCCTCTTTCTCCTGTGCGAACTCGAAGGCCAGCTGGACCTCCTCCTGCTTGAGGAGGACGTATGCGGCGGGGATGGATATGCCGATGGTCTTGCCGTTGCGGTTGATGGCTGCGGCCGACTTCTCGATTCTCTCGAGCGAGCGCTCGACGTTGGTCGCCTTGACTTTGCGCACGATTTCGTCGCACTCGCCGTTGTACGCCATCATGAGCAGCTTCGAGATTTCGCGGACCATCGCCTTGCCCTTCGAGGCGCTGCCGTTGACCGTCCAGGACGTCTTGTCCGCGGCCTTGCTGAAGCTCTTGACGGCCTCCTTCTGTTTCCTGCGGCATCGGTCGAGGGCGTCCTTGTAGTGAGTCGAGTCGGCGAAGTCGAAGCGCGGGCGGTACAGGCCGAACTCCTCGACCAGCAGCTCGTCATCGAGGACGCGCGACTTGGACTCCTTTGCCTTGACGATGGCATCCAGTTTGCCGTTCTGCTGCTCCAGCTTCTCGAGCGAGGCCTTCTCCTCCTCGATTCTCTTCCTGAGGCCCTCGGCCTCGCGCCTGAGCCTATCCGCGTCCGCCATCTCCGGCGTGAGCATGGACTCGAGCTCCTCTACCCGCTGCTTGTACTCGGTCGCCTTGAACATGTCCCTGAAAGCCATCGGTTCGCCTTTCTGTCTCTAATACCTCTTGACCTCGCTGGCCTGGTGCCACTTGACGACGCCCCGGAAGCTCACGCTGGCGTTCTCCGGATCGTCGAACACTATGTCGGTGTAGCCGTCCTCGTAGCTGTCCGGCGACAGCACGAGGGTCGACGCCCCGCGGTAGTAGCTTCTAAGGATCATCTCGCCGTTGTACTCGGCCGCCACGGCGTCGCCGTTGCGCGGTTCGCACCTGGGGGAGAGCAGTGCGTTCTCGCCGTCGGCAAACCTGCGATTCATGCATGAGCCGCGCACGCGCATGAGGTAGGCGTCCGGGTCGTTGACGCGCTCGAGGACTGAGATCGGCACGTCAGCGACCTCGTCGGGACCGAATTCATCGGTGAACTCGCCTGCGTGCCCGGCGACGAGCACGGGCAGAGTCACGTACTGGGCGCCGTTGGGGCGCACGTGCTCCGGGGTCTCTCCCATTAGGTCGGCTGCGCTCGTTCCAAGAAGTTCGGCAAGCTGCCCTAACTTGGTTAGGCGAGGCTTTGCCCGACCGTTTTCCCATGCTCCGATGGCCGCTGCTGACACGTCGAGCTTTTCGGCGATGTCTAGCTGGGTCAATCCTGCTTTTATGCGTAGCGACCGAAGCTTCTCACCAAATTCCATAGTGCCTCCTAACTGGGTCGCTTTTATCCTAAGCAAAAATAATTTTGGTTTAAAGAAAAAAGTAATTGTGGTTCGACCCAAATTAGATTATGATTAGGTCAACGAAAGGAGGAACGGATGCAGAACCTTAAGGAGTTTCGAGAAGCGGGGGCCAAGCGATTCCAGAAAAAGGAAATCGCCGCAGCTTTGGGAGTTACCGAGCCGACGCTTACAGCCATCGAGGATGCACAAGCGGACAAGCTTACGGCTACGATGGCTGACAAACTAGGTAAGCACTTCGGCATTGACGGCAATATTTTTTTGGGTATCGACCCTAAGTAAATTAGGGTGCAAACGAAACGGAGAGAACCATGAACGAGAACTACATCGACATCGAGCTGGGCGGCTGGAACGTCCCCGAGGCCATCACGGTCGAGGCCGAGCCCGTCGAGGCCCGCGACTTTTCCGACTTCGAGCTGTAGGGGAGGACGACATGAACACCGGGAAGAAACACCGCTACTACCTCGTCACCTTCGAGACGAACGGGGACCTCGACGGCGCCATGTGCGAGACGGAGGAGTCGGTGAAGGGCCGCATCTGCCGAATGTTCGGCTTCACGAGCGAGCACTTGAGCATACAGGTGGGCGCTCTGGAAAGCGCCAAGATCGCGGGCACGCGCTACTTCGCGTACACCGCCGTGCACTTCACCGCCAACGGCATCGGCTGGTCGACAGACTTCGAGAACCTGGTCCGCGACCCGGTTCTCGACGAGCGCTAGGGAGGGCGAAATGAAGAAGGTCAGCTACGACTTCGAGGACGTTGACGGCTCCTACGTCGAGACGAACCGTAGCGTCAGGTATCGCATCGGGAATAGGTTCCACCTCGGCGACATCACCGACATCAGGATCTTGGAGAAGGGGACCGAGAAGCTGGGCGAGCTCGACGGGGTCGAGTACTACATAGCCTCGCCAGTGACGTTTGCCGTCAGGGGGCGCGTCTACTACACGCTGGGCGACACGCTCTTCTACATGCCAGAGCTCGAGAGCACCTACTTGGGCGGCGATGGGCGATGAACAAGTTCTGTCAGGCGGTTCGCCTCGTGGTCGCCATCGTCGTCACCACGCCGCTCGTTCTGGCCGTCGCGGCGCTCGCGCTGGTCGAGTGCCTCTTGAGGATGGTTTCCAGGGCGTTGACAAGGCTCGGCATCTCCATCCTCAGAACCCTGTCCTAGCGGCGACAGGCCCCGCTCCCGGGGCGGCACCGTTGCCTCGCGGCTCTCCATAACCATCCGCGGGGACGTTCCCTACCGGTGCCGTGCCGGGGGCGAGGCCCCGGAAAGACAAAAAAGGAGCCGCCCAGTGTGGAAAGCGGGGACGGCTCCCTGACCTGAAAGGAGGTCACTCATGGATTCTAGCAGAGCCAAAACGTTCCAGCAGATGGCCGACGAGCTTGGCATCAGGCACAAGCTGATGTACACGCTGCGCGAGGCGTCGAGGGTGACGGGGGTGCCCTACGACACGCTGCGCATCGAGTGCAAGGCGGGCCGCCTGCGCTCGCAGCTGCCCGAGGGGCGCAAGGTGGGGCGCATGGTGCGCCCGGAATGGGTGGAGCAGTGGATCGAGGAGGGAACGCATGGCATCGAGGCTGCTTAGGTGCGCTGCGTACATCGCGCTCCTGTTCGCGGTGTACGCGCTCATGCCGTACGTCCTGCGGGCGATGCTGCTCGCGGCGGACGGCATCCGCGTCGTGCTCGGAATGGGGTCGATGCTGTGATCGGAAGGAACTTCGCGTTCACCGTCCCGTTCGTGGCCGGCAAGCTTCGCCACAGGCTCGACCGACGCCACTCGCGGATGTACACGCCCACCGAGACCATCCGCAACGAGGCCGCCATCCGCGACGCGGCGCTCAAGGCCATGCGGGAGGCGTACCCGGGTCTCAAGGGGATGCTGTTTCCGTTCAGGGTCCCCGTCGCGGTACGCATCGACGCGTACGGCCCGCTGCCGGAGTCGAGGCCGAAGAGCATCACGTCGGAGCCTTACACGTTCAAGCCGGACGCGGACAACATAGCCAAGCTGGTGCTGGACGGGATGAACGGGGCGGTCTGGGGTGACGACAACCAGGTGGTCGAGCTCCACGTCGTCAAGTGGCCCCGCCGGCGCGGCATCGAGCCGCACATGGACATACAGGTCTACCGCGGCTGGTTCGCAGGCACCAGGGAGAAGAAGAGAAACGGAGATTAAGCAATGGAGTACATGCACATAGACGTCCAAGTCGGTGGCGATGCGTTCGAGGTGCTGGACGAGTTCGCCACGAACCTTATCTGCCTCGCAGACGAGGATGGCGCCGAGATAGGGAAGAGGGGCCTGAAGCCAGCGTGCCTGCGCGGCATCGCCTACGGGCTTCTGTACAGCGTGAAGCTGCTGGGAGCCGATTCGCAGGACCCCGAGGTCTACGACTCCATTGTCGGCAGCGCCGGCCGCATGGAGCGCATCTATAAGCTGAACGGGCCGCGCGGCGTATTCGCCGAGCTGGCGGGCGTGGACATCGAGAAGGTCGAGATCAATGACGAAGGGGTGACCATCAATGAGTAACGGGATCATCGAGTACAAGGACGATGCGGGCATGCCCGTCAAGTTCACCTCGCAGGACATCCGCGAGCGCCTGTGCCCCAATGCGACCGAAAGCGAGCTGGCGCTTTGCGTGGAGCTTTGCAACCGCCAGCACCTGAACCCGTTCACCAAGGAGGTGTACCTGGTCAAGTACGGTAGCGCCCCGGCGAGCATCATCACTTCCTACCAGGTGTTCAACCGCCGCGCGAACAGGCAGCCCAACTACGGCGGCATCGAGAGCGGTGTCGTGGTGCTCCGCGACGGCGAGGTCGTCAAGAAGAAGGGCTCCGCAGTCTACAAGATGATCGGGGAGCAGCTCATCGGCGGCTGGGCAGAGGTCGCGTTCACCGACGGCAAGAAGCCCGCATACGTCGAGCTGGCGCTCACCGACTACAGCACCGGCAAGAGCAACTGGGCGAAGATGCCGGGCGTCATGATCGAGAAGTGCGCCAAGGCCGGCGCGTGGCGCCTGGCCTACCCCGACGAGTTCGGCGGGATGTACACGGGCGAGGAGATGGACCAGAAGGTCGAACGCGACATGCGCGCCGGCACTCAGACCGTCGAGGCCGAGAGCGTCGAGCCCGTGGTCGACCCGCTGCAGCCCGTGCGCGACCTGTTCAAGCCATTCATGGCGGCGAC